TAGTTATCTACTTCGTCAATCAATCTTTTAAGTGAAGATTCAATGTAAAGGATTCTGCCTTGTTCGGGAACTTCGTCGTTATCCATCTTGCTCATAGCTGCGGTGAGTGCTTTAAGAACGTCTTCGCCCTTGGTAAGCGCGCCCGCCGTTGCTACTGATACGCCGGTAGTTGAAGCAAGTTTTGCAAAACGGTAAAGGTCAACTTCGGGTGCAACTCTGGTGCGGATAAATTCTGCAACAGCTGCGCCGAAAGTAGCGTCAAGAGTTTCTTCATTGTCAACAGCGTCAACCGAGAACTCAATACCTCTGTCTTGTTCGAGCTTCCAATCTTCCCACTCTGCTTTAACAGCGCCTTTCTTGAAGCCGCTATTTCTATCGTAAGCGTCAAGTGGCGGGGTTTCTACTTTAAGAATTTTAACGGTCTTAACGCCGTCAAAGTTTACTTTTTTGTCTTCTAAATCGGTAGTAACCGATTCTTTCTTAAATACTTCGTCCAAAAGGGGCGTGTATTTTGTTGCTAATGCAATGCTGTTCATACCCATAAAAAATTAATCTCCTATATTTGTGGCTTATGCCTTATTTGTTTTCGGTATCTAAACCGAAGCAACCCCTTAATGTTGCGTCGCCAGCAGGTTTAGGGTCCTGTGTTGGCGGGTTTTGGGGGTTTGGACTACCTTGAACGTGTCCGTCGAACAAGTAAGCGTCCGATTTTTTAATCGCGTCAACTTGTTCAGTAAAGCCTTTAACCGTATATCCACCGTTGCCGTCGTCTTCATAAGTAATCTTTGACTTATCAAGCAACGCTTCAAGAGCTTTCGGGTTTTTAGCTTTCGCGCCAAGTATTGCGCCAGAAAGAGCGCTTTTTTGGCGGGTTTCGGTTAGCGCTTTTTGGTGTTCGGCATCTTTGACTTTAATACTGTCTTGTAATTCCGTTATTTTCGCTTGCAATTCAGCATTATCTTTTGACGCCTTTTTCAAATCGCCTAACTCTTTGTCGCGGTCTTCAACTTGCTTTTTCAGAGCGGCTTTGTCTTCGTCGTATACCGTTTTAGGTATCCACTTTTCTTTGCCGGGACTGATAGCATAGTCGCCTAATTTTTCGTTGACTTGTTTTACCAAGTCGGGACCGAGCTTTTCGTTGAGTTCTTTCATAGTGTCTTCACTCAACATACCTTTGATAAACTTCATAAAAATACTCCTTTGCCTTGATATGGCAGTTGGCGCTGCCCTAGGGTTTTTATAAAGTGCCGTATGGTTTTCGGCTACCTTATGTAAATCGGGTTAATTTCCCCGTTTTTACCAATAAAAAAGCACCGCCCGTTTGGGTAGTGCTTATAATTTGTAAAATTGTTTAGTTTTGATTGAGTATATCGTCGTATATTTTTTGCAGTTTGTCGCTTGTGCTTGTCGTTTCGTAATCGTCGCCAAGTTCGCCAACAATAGCGTAATTTAATTCAATTAAAAACGGTTCAAGCCCAAGTTTGATTTTTTCTTCAACGTCTTCCATATACGGGCGAATCTGCTCGATTTGCTCTTTCGTGATTATAAAATTTGCCATTTTACACCTTCTTTATCTTTTTCTTAAAGGGGTTTACTTGTATGATTTCACCAGTGGTCGGGTTAACAGAAACTTGCGCCACGCCCTCTATTGTGAACACTTGACTTACGCACCCCTTTTTATCTGTCTTAACTTCTTGCGCCACGCCCTTTGTTATACAGTCCTTAACCGATTCAAAAGAAACCCCGTCGCGCCTATCTTCAACTGAACCAAAATAACGCTCGTAAAAATGTTTACTAACGCTTTTAATTTCAATTCCGTTAGGCGTTGTTTGCCCAACAATTTCCGTCGATACGCGCTCGCTTTCGCTCTTATAAAGTTTATAATCGACAAGTGGCGATAATTTACCGCCGCCGATAGAGTCTTTATAACCTTGTAAGCGCCTATATTCCTTATCGTCATTATATCGAATCTCTTGAAATTTGTCTAATGTTTCTGGCATATTCTTTTCACCGACGGTATCTTTCCAACTATTATAAAGTTTTTCATCCCTATCGTGATAATGAACTTTTTTATATTCAGTAGTCCTTGCCCGCCTTGCACGTCTAAAACCGCCAAGCGTTTTATATGGCATTTTATCGCCCATCGTGCTTTGCAACCTATGAAATTCGCGACTTTCGTCAACCCATTGGCGTTGAAGTGCTTGATTTTGATTGTAAATTTTGAACATTTTATCGTTCTTGTCAAAATCTTCAAAGTGGTTGCTTTCTTTAATAAGGCGTTGTAGTTCTCCGGGCGTTTCAAGTTCTTCTACAAACGGAATAAACTCGTGTCTGCAGTTCGGGTGCATTATATTATACCCGCGCTGTAACGCCGTTTCGTATAACGCGGGGAAACGTTTATCATTTCCCGATATACTGTAAACTTTACCCTCGTATTTTTTACAATACGGACAACAACCGGGAACGGTTGTGCAACGAACAAGGTCAATACCTAACTGTTTGCACCTATCAAACGCGCCCGTATTCGCCGACATAATGCGCGACGTTCTCGCAAGCATTTCAGCGTATTTCGGCAAGGGCATTTGCGCACCGTTGTTATAGGTTATAATCATACTCGAATTTTCTTCTGCAAGAGTTTTTTGTATGATATCCTTAACCCCGCCAACCGTTGCCCCATAAAGGTTTTCCTTTTCGGCTTGCTCTATCGCGGAAGAAATAACGTCTTTTGCGTGGTCGGTAGCGTGTTGAACTTGGTTTGCTAACTGAATATAACTATTAGCCACGTCGGTTCCGTCCGCACGTAAACTGCGCGGGACTTTGCCGTCAATGTTTTTAACACCTTCTTTATACGCTGCTGGAATGTCTGATTTAGCCCACGACATTGATTTTTTTATAAGCCCTATATTAACCTTGTCGAGTTTTTTATTAAGTTTTACTTGTAAGCCTTTAACGTCGTCCGCATCCGTATCAAACAAAACCGTATGGACTTGTTCTTCGGCTGACTTAAACGCGGAAATAAGTGCTTGTAATTTATCACTATCGTGGTGCAACATTATTCTTTATTACCTTTTGCGGCGTCGTCCCCGTTTGGGGGCGTTTCTTCTTTTCCTTTGGGGGATTTTCCGCCGTCGTCGTCCTCGCCCGTTTTAGAGCCGTTTTTGCCGTCGTCTTTACCGCCGCCAAAGTCGCCGTTTTTTCCAACACCAAAAGCCTCAATAAAAGCGCTTGCCGATTCTTCGTTTGCCTTATCAACTTCTTCTTGCGCTTGTTCATCGGTTAAGCCAAAGTATTCCACTAATATACTGCGGAGCGATACGCCTAAATTCTTCTTGGCTTGCGCAGTTAATATGTTTTGATATTCACTAACAGGGATACCGTCGTTAAAAATAATATTGATATCTTTATCCTTAACGTTTGAACTGTTAATCAAAAAGGCTATTAGCTGTTTAAGCGGTTGTTTGAAAGATTTACAAACGCGGCGCACTTTTAATTTTGCGTTTGTTAATTTAACGTTTAACGCTTCATAACCTTGCGACGAGTTCATTTCTTCTTGATTTATTACGGGACCTACTTCACACATTGAATAAAGTTCTTTCTTTAAGTCGTCAATACGCGCTTCATTTGCTTGCAAGCTGCCGTCCCAAGTAATATATATAGGCGGTTGCTCGTTAGGCGCAACAACAAAATTACGCCCGCCCGTCTTCATAACCCAAACACCGTTCTCATTTCTTGCGAACGCGCTTTCGGGCGCAGCCATACGCGGTGCGCTGTTTTGGTCAAGAATAAAACTTGCCAAGCAACGCCTTATGGCAATTTCAGCAACGATAGCGGTTATTCGGTCATAGTTTGATATACCGTGCAACGACCTTGAAGTAGTTATCCCCGGTATATTGATTATGAGTTGAGTAAACTGCGCGTCTTCTACCTTGTTCTCTATTAACTTACCCACAGTATAAATAACTTGCGGTCCAAAGTTTTCGTTGGTGTTTTTATCAACAAAACTGTCGTAATTTTTAAACGTCGGTAAAGAATAGCGCCTAATTTCGATTTTACTATCCCCGCGCGTTTGAATTTTGCAATTCAATTCGTATTTATTCTTTGCGGGGTGATTTGCGTCCTGATAGGTGCACACAACCCAACAAAGAACGTCGGCGGTAATTTCCTTTATGTTTTCTGGGTTGCATATAGGAAACCACATTGTAGGCGATTGCGACACAAAATCACGCTCGCCATTGCTATTTATATAGGGGCGAACAATACACTCACCCAAAGCGTCGTTATCAATAACAAGCTCGTTTAACTTATTGTGAAAGTTGCTTTTTTGCAAAATTTCTTCAAGCGCGTCTTTTGCCTTTTCGCAAATAATGTTCGGTTCTTCGCCTATCATTAAATCAACCGTTTTAATTGTTGATAACTGCCAATAGTTCGGCATATCAAAAAAACAGTCGTGTATTTTGCTGTCGTCTTTCAATGCGTTAACAAGTTCGGCGAATCTGTCGGCGTATGGTTTTAATACTAACGACGGCTCGTCGTCAAAAAGATTTGCATTATCCTTATAGGCTTTAAGCCTACGAAGCTCCGACAAAGGCGGGAAATAGTTATTTTCTTTTAACCAATCTAAATTGTAAAGCATTTGTTTTTCTCCTTTTAATAATTAAGCATACCGCTGAAATGCGCGATATTCGTTCCAAGACTTAAAGCCAATGCGTCCGCACGGTCGGGCGAACTTACGCCGCGCTTTTTCATATCTTGTTTACGTTCAAGCTGAATATCGCCGTCTTCATTTACGCGATATTTCCTATCTGATAATTGAGCAACGAGCGCCGAATCTTCTTCTATAAATAACTTATCAGCCATAAGCAAACGTTTAACGTTGCCCCAAAGCAAACCCGTATTGTTGCTGTATTTGATAGGTTCTTCGTTTAAGGTCCCGCCCGTTCCACCGAACGTTTGCGCGATAACCCTATATTTTAGGTTGCTATGGTTAGACTCTAACATATCAACAACGCCCGCACCTACGCCCGTTTCGTCGGCGTTTATATCAACGTAAATGCGCGGGTGTAGTTTGTTTAATCTTCTAACTATTTCTTTAACGCGCCCCGTGAGTTCAACGGTGTCGTTCTTGTATAAAATGAGTTCTTTACGCGAAACGTAATACCCACCATAATCATAGGTTAGCCAAATAGTGCTCTCATCATCGCCAAAGCGCGCAACGTCAACACCTAAACTAATGTGTCTCGGTTCGGGGCGAGTGACACCAGATTTCACCCAAGAATTATAATTCCTTATCCCCTTTTCAATAAGTTCAAGTGATATAAACGTGTCGGGTTGTGATTTTGGAAATTCACCTAAAACGCGAACACGATAGGGGTCGCTATCCATACCGTATAACGCAATAATTGAAGCGATAAACTCACGCGATACGCGTCGGCTGTTTTCGGCGTTTAACGTTATACAATTAAACATTTCACGGTTGCGGGTAAAAGCATCGTGGAAAAAACCTTGTGTTCGGGTAGGGTTGCCCACCATTATCAATTTCGTTTCTTCACCCGTTAATGCGCCTAATATCGGCTCA